GACTTACCACGAATACCAGAAGCAGTTGTTGCTGCTGTAAATACCAGTGACTTGTTTTCTAATTCAATGTCACCTTTATTCCAAGTAATAACACCCTGCTGTAACCAGTGAGGCAAATTCTCATACATTAGCTGATAACGATGAAGAACTTCTCGTGCAGCAGTTGCTTTGTTTGCAAGGATCGCCACTGTTTTAGATTCTTGGAAAATAGTATACCAAAGAATATATGCAGCCGAAGTAGTCGTCTTGCCCTGCTGACGACCTTCCATGAGAATAACTTTTCTGTTCTCATGAATAATATTAACCTTCTCTCTCTGGCAATCATAAAGTTTGAACGGAATCAAACCATGGTCAAGCGAAACGATCATACAATATTCTTCAATAAAGTATATTGGATCTGCTGCACACTTTAACCATTCCTGCACTTGATCTGGAGTAAACTGAACCTTTACCCCAGCTGCTTTCAAGTTCACATTAGCATTATAAATTTGTGCCATATTTAAAAGTTACTTATCCAATCTTCACCAACAACTGCACCAGTAGTGGGATCACCATCAGCAGTAAATATTCTATTTGGAGTATTAATATCCTGAACACCAATATTCGCATTAACCTGTCCGATAACTCCCTGCCCAGTAACAGCACCATAAAGATTAGTCTTCAAAGTAAACGTCAATGTATGAGTTACAAATCTGCGAGTTTGAAAATCACCCTCGTAATCATCCTGAACTGTAATACTATTTAGAATAACTGGAACATCCTGTTTTACATTCATCTCAGGGACTACATTAATTCCCAAGGTATATTCTGGTGTAAAGGTAGGAAGAATTTGTTCAATAATTTGCATGGCATCTTCTTGAGTCTTTGTAAGAATATAAAGAGAGATGTCAATATTATAAGGAACTGGTGAATACATGTATGACATTGTTGAAGAAGAATCGCCACATGTAATCTTTTGCATACGATTTGTTTTTCTTACAGCATCATACTGATAACCAGTAATTTCAAAAGACATACGTGGTAGTGAAACGTAAGTATGGTTTTCTAAATTTGGATCTGAGTCTAAACGAACGATCCATTTTTCTTTTGGAGCATACGCCAAAGGAATTTGTAATCTTTGAATAGTTGTTCCAGTTACAGAGTCGCCCTGTTTACGATCAATATAGATGTCACTGAATAGACTACCAAAACCTACAATAGTTTTGCGGATTATTCCATGATAGAAAACATTATTATTTAACATCTATATCACCAAATGGGTTTAACTCGCTGAAGAGAACATCTGCAGCCTGTGTTTTAAATTTATTATTATCGGCGAATGATTCTGTTTTATCTACGTTGGCTTCAATCACAGCATCGGCTGCAGCATTAACACCATCTCCAGTAAAACTAATTACTGGTGGAACTTTATATCCAGTTCCAGGAGTCAGTATATTAACACTTCCAACTTTATCACCATCCATTATTGCCTCTGCTGTTGCTCCAGATCCAGAAGAACTTATGAACGAAACAGTAGGAGGTGAAGTATAACCAGAACCATGGTTAGTTACATTAATCTTAATAACTTCACCATATGGATTGCGAGTTGTATTTGTTTCAAAAGTTTTAAGTGTTTCAAAAACATCAACTTCTTTAATTCCAGTATCAATATGTTCAGAGCTATACTGGAAGAGTTCAACTTGTAGTTTATAAACATATAACTTACCAAGTTGATAGAATGGATCTTGATGTTGTACGAATTTAATTTCGAACAAACCTTTAGTCAATGGAAAATAAAGTAAATCACCTTCATTTGGGCGAGAAGGGATTTGAGTTTTACCATAACGACCAACCATCTGTTCCCAGCGTCTACGAGCAACGACTAGAGTTGCAGACTGTTCCATCATTAAACCGAACTTCTGAATAAACGCACCTTGCCCTGCAAATGAATCGACATTCTCAAAATACATCTCGATTGGGAATGAAGAAGTAAATTTACTTAAACGATCTTCACCAAGAATTTCATCTTTTGATACCAATGTTCTTGGGATGTAGAACATTTCCTGACCATAAATCTTAAGAGATTCAATGATCAGGTCTTCAACTAAGAATTGTTCGTTCTTAGTTCCCTGAGTGAAATAAACATTGGTTGGCATTAATTATCCAAGAAAGAATTCAAGAGGTGCTGATTTATTTTGTAGTTCGTCTTCAAGTGAACGAATCTCGTCCATGGCTTCTTGATAGAGTTTATCACCATCAAGTGTTACACCACCAGGAAGTTGAATACCAGAGAATTTCTTAAGGTTAGTGCCCCACTGACGCTTAAACTGCGCAGTTACGTAACGCTTTAACCAGTTCTCATTCCAAACTTTAGTAAACTCAGCTGGATTCAAAGCACGATATGCTTCAACAACCACATGGTCTCCAAGTGGAATATCTGTTTCCCAGTTAATGTCAAGATACAAACGACCTTGTAAACGATTGAAACGATATAGTGGATATCCATTCAACTCTAAGTCGAGCATGGATAGATGTGACATTACAGTTTTAAAATAAACGATTGAAGTTGACGATAGGTCATACAAGTCGTTCAAACGCAATTGATACTGTAAGTCGAATAAGTTTTTAGAAGATGATGCCTGAGCAAAAGGAATTATACGAGTAATACCGTAAACCCAATCATCTACTTGAATATATTTGTTATCATATTCACGTTTAGTTGCAGATACGAGAGTTGCAGTTTCACCATGACCAGAAACGATAGTCTCACCAGCCACAAAATCACCAGTGATTCCACGAACAAGAAGTAGAGTTCCAGTAGATGCTCGACCATATTCTTTAGATATTTTGGCTTTTGCGCCAGAAGTTTGACCAACAACTACATCTTCTAATTTAAATGTGTCAGCAATAGATTCTTCAATAACGATTTCTGAAGCACGAATCTTTTGCTTCATGTAGAATTTCTCAATACCATCATAGTGGTAAAGACGCCAGAATTCCAATGCCTGATCAATACGATCTTCTAATTGATCATCATCTACGTTAATCTCAAGCACTGGTGCACCTAGATCACGTAAACAGTATTGTTTTAAATCTTCTCGAGTAGTTGGGATTGCCATATAATTTATCCTAGTGCGATTGATAGAGCCACTGCTGCAGCACTTGCTTCAGCCAATGCAAACGCTGTTGTTGCCACCTGTGTGGTATTAGTTCCCTGTGTAGCTGTTGGAGCAGTTGGAGTTCCAGTAAACGCTGGACTGACAGAAAGAACTACAGAGCCAGTGCCAGTTAATACGCTGAATGAAATAAAATCATAATCCCAATCTGCAGCAGTAGTTAATGTAGTTCCAATACAAACAAAGTGAGCACAAACACCAGCTGGGATTGTAGTTACTAAATTTCCACCAGAAGAGTTTACTGTTAATAAACCAGTTGAGTTATTTTCAACTTCAAATGCTACACCAGTAACTAATGTACTTGTGACTGGAAGAACAATAGTCTGTGTAGTTGTTCCAGTAAAGAACTGACGATAGTTACTAGATGCGGTTAATGTAGTTGTACCAGCTGCAGTAGCAGTTGTGGTATAACCCATTTTAATATTATCAATAACTGGTTGAGTTAGAGTTTTATTTGTTAATGTATCTGTAGTGGCACGACCAACCAATGTATCAGTAGAAGTTGGTAAAGTTAATGTACCAGTGTTACTAATACTACTAATAACTGGAGAAGTGAGAGTCTTATTAGTTAGAGTCTCAGAACCAGCTAAAGTAGCAAGAGTACCAGTTGTTGGTAGAGTGACTGAAGTTGTATTGCTTAATGTTAAAGTTAAAGCATAAGCACCAGAAGTAGTGACATTACCACCAAGTGTAATTGTTTTACCAGTGTTTGCTACACCAGTACCACCATATGCACCAGCAACAACTGTACCCTGCCAAGTACCAGTGCCGATAGTTCCAACAGAAGTCAATGAAGAAGTTACAACTGCAGAACCAAGAGTAGTTGCATTAAGGACTGAAGTGCCAGCGATATAGTATGCTTTAGTAGATGCAAGATCCATATGCTCGGAAGAAGTCCAAGCGGAAGTAGCATTTACCCAGTTGAATGTTTTATCTGTTGCACCTTTAAGAGTAATACCACCACCATCAGCAGTAGTATTCGAAGGGGTTGCAACAGAACCTAGTTCAATATTCTTATCATCTACAGTTAGTGTAGTTGAATTTACTGTAGTCGTTGTTCCATTAACTGTTAAGTTACCAGTGATAACAACTTCAGCATTATTAATAGTTGTCGTACCAGTAGAAGCACCGATAGAAAGAGTAGTTGCCGCACCAGCAAAATTTACCGTAGTTGCAGTTGTATTAACAAGAGCAAAAGTAGTGCTTGGTGTAGTAAGAGAAGTTGTGATTGCTGGGCTAGTACCAAATACTAAAACACCAGAACCAGTCTCATCTGTAATTGCTGAAATTAAATTTGCAGAAGATGGGGTAGCAAGGAATGTAGCAACACCAGTACCAAGACCAGAAATACCTGTGGAAACTGGAAGACCAGTAGCATTTGTTAAAGTTAATGCAGAAGGTGTTCCAAGATTTGGTGTAGTTAATACTGGGCTAGTTAAAGTCTTGTTAGTGAGAGTTTCAGTACCAGCTAAAGTGGCTAGTGTGCTAGTAACAGTAGGTAAGGTAATAATAGCAGCACTATTTGCAATACCAGATCCAGTTAAATCCAGGTTGTCACCAGACGCCAACTCATATACTTTAGAGTCGGTAGCGTTTGCTATTAGGGGAAATCTATTTGCCATTTACTTATTTATCCTTAAATTGTCACGTTCACTGTGCCAGATCTCGCAGTAACAGCAAGATTACCCACGTTGACGATTACTGAAAGAGTTATTGCTCTAGCATATATGTAGAAAATACCACCACCAGAAGCAGAACCCCATTCAACACCAGTACCAGTAGACTTAAGAACCTGCCCTGAAGTACCAACACTGGCACCTGCAGTAACAGTCCCAGTGATAACTGGACTTGATAAAGTTTTATTACTAAGGGTTTGAGTCCCAGTTTGAGTTGCAACAACTGTAGTATCTACCGCAATAGTACCAGTGGTAGTAATAGTACCACCAGTTAAACCAGTACCAGCTGTAATTGAAGTTACTGTTCCAGAAGATCCAGCTGAAGAAGTGATCCACTTAACACCAGTCCCAGTGGACTGAAGAATTTGTCCATTAGTACCGACAGAACTTAAACTATCAGTTATTGTTCCAGATAAACTTAATGATGGTACAGATAATTGACCACCATCAGTAAGAGTAAAAATATTAGCAGTATAAGCACTGTTGATAATCTCTAGATTACCAGTGCTGTTTAAACGAAACCATTTAGATGCGTTTGTAGCAGAACCATATCCATTTGTTACGCTAAGAAAATCGTGATATCCAGTACCACCCTTGTTAGCATAACCAGCGATCTGCATAGCAACTGCAGACCCACCAGTAATAGTTCCAGAATCAACTTTGAACTGACCAGTTACTTGAAGTGGATTTGATCCAGAACGACCAATGTAGTTTGTATTGTTTGCGTTACCGAATACAATATATGCCTGAGATGCATCTTGCTGTCCTCTAAGACCTAGAGTGTTGGCTTGATTAATATCGCCAAGAACAACATCATCACCAACATAGACATTGGTACCAGCACCATTATTAACAGCATAAATTTTATCAGCATAGATAGAGCCAGCTACACCGAGACCACCACTAATCTTTAATGCGCCAGTAGTGGTTGAAGAAGAAGCAGTTGTATCAGAAAGTGTAATTGCACCAGAGAAAGTACCAGACAATGCACCACTATTAATAGTAGGTGATGTTAGTGTTTTATTGGTTAGAGTTGCTGTGGCAGTAAGCGATGGAAATAAATCAATCGCATTACCAGAAGTTTTGTAATACAGTTTTCCATCAGCGTAGTTTAACGCTAACTCACCATAATCTAAGTCACTCGTAATTGGTGCTCTTGCGCCAACTGAGGACTTCTTTAGAAGAACCTTATTCGCCATGCTCAAACCTTAAAAAAGGAAAACAGGGGAGTAACAACTCCCCTTAACTAAGTTATTTAGTATGTACCACCATCAATGTCACCCCATGATGGAATACCACCAGCGGACACTTGAAGAACCTGACCACTTGTACCAATACCTAACTTAGATAATGTATTTGATGCAGATGCATAAATTGTATCACCAGTTGTGTAACTTGTTAAACCAGTACCACCGTAAGTAGTACCAATAGTGGTACCATTCCAAACACCAGTAGTAATAGTTCCGATACTTACCAAAGATGATAGAGTAGTTACAGCACTATTAACAAGAGTACCAGAAGTTGGCAGCGTTACGTTTGTAGCACCAGTGGTAGTCAGTGTCAGAGCATTGGCACCAGAAGTAGTAAAGTTTGCTGCTAAGTCAATGTTACCTGCAAGTTTAATAGTTCTTGCAGCATTAACCATATCAAGGGTTAATGTTCTACCAGCTGTAAGAGCAGTAGAAGAAGTAGCAGCGATTGTTACATCGTATGCAGCAGAAGTATCACGAACTGCTAGGTTAGTGATACCAGTATGAGTTCCACCATTGATAGTTGGTGAAGTCAAAGTCTTATTAGTTAATGTGTCAGTGGTAGCACGGCCAACTAAAGTATCTGCACCATTTGGTAGAGTTAATGTACCAGAAGCAGCAGCCTGACCAACAACAGTAACAGTACCAGAACTAGAACCAGCAACAGTAAAACCAGCAGAGCCAATGGCTGGAGTAGTTAATGTTGGGCTAGTTAAAGTCTTGTTAGTAAATGTTTCTGTACCAGCAAGAGTAGCAAGAGTACCAGAAGTTGGTAAAGTAACAGAAGTATTACCAGTAGCAGCAAACGCTTGAGTAAATGCACCAGAGTGGGTTACGTTACCAGCAAGTGTTAAAGTATTAGATCCGTTATTTACGCCAGTACCACCATAAGTAGCACCAATTACTGAACCATTCCAAACACCAGTACCGATAGTACCAAGAGTGGTAATAGAAGATTGACCAACATAAGTTGAGGCAATATCAATGGAGTCGGTATTAACAGTAATACGATTTGAAGTACCCACTACGTCAATAGTGTTCCCAGACTTAGTTAAACCAGCACCAGCAGTAATTTGACCAGCACCAGAGAACTGACTGAATACAATTGCAGTAGTACCGATAGTGATTGCAGTATCAGTAGAGATTACATAACCATTATCAGCCTGAGTATTACCCTGTTCAACGAAGAAGAACACACCTGGACCAACTTCAGTACTTGGACTATTATCAAAGTCAGTGGCACGAGTAAGTACCCAGTTTGTAGAAATCGTACCAACAGTGGTAACAGTGTAAACACCATTCTGTAAACCAGATGCCTGATCTTTAATAAGAACACGATCACCAGAAGATAGAGCAATACCATCAAGAGTTATTGCAGCCTGTGTACCAGCATTGGTTAATGTTGCGCCAACGCCACCAGTACCATTTGAGTATGTTACAGTAAGAGCAGTTGTAGATGCAGCAACAACAGATGCTTTAACATCGAGACCATTCGATAGACCATCAACATATGCTTTAGTGGCAAGGTCAGTAGACTGAGTAGGATCTGCGGCATTACCAACACGCTTACCACCAACGTCAACAATACCAGAACCAGTTGGAACTAAGTTTACGTTATTATTACCAGCTGCAGCAGTGAATGTTAATGCACCAGTACCAGTGATAGAACCATTGGTAGTTCCAGTACCACCAGAAGCGATTGGTAGAGTACCAGTAGTTAAAACAGATGAAGAGGATGCATAAACAGCACCATTGGCGTTAAAGGTTGTTAAACCAGTACCACCGTAACCAGTGGCGATAGTTGTACCATTCCAAACACCAGTTGCGATAGTACCAAGGCTAGTTAAACTAGAACCAGTAACACTGGAATTTAATGTAGCACCAGTTAATGTTCCAGCTGCAGCAGTAACAGTAATTGCAGCAGAACCATCAAAGTTCACTCCGTTAATTGCACGAGCAGTTTGCAGAGTAGTTGCAGTAGAAGCATTACCAGTTAGCGCACCTACGAAAGTTGTAGATGTAACAGAAGTTAAACCAGCAAAAGTAGTTACTGTTGCACCAAGTGAAACAGATGTAGAACCAATAGTTACAGAACTATTAGTAAGAGATCCATTGGCAATGTTAGATAAGGTATTAGTTGAACCAGAAATACTCTTATTAGTAAAAGTATCAGTAGTTGCACGACCAACTAAAGTATCAGTTGCAACTGGTAATGTTAGTACACTAGTACCAGCAACTGCACCAGAAAGAATCTGAGTAGTTCCAGATGTAGAACCAGCAAACGTAGCTGATGTTAGACCAGCAAGTGAAGTAGAAGTTGCACCAAGACTAATTGATGTAGAACCAATAGTAACAGAACTATTTGCCAAATTGGCGTTAGTAATACCAGCAGAACCAGAAAGATTACTATTAGTTAAACCACTGATAGTATTTGAACCAGCAGCAATAGTCTTGTTAGTAAGAGTCTGAGTGCCAGTTAAAGTGGCAACTGTTGAATCGATAGAGAATGTAGTAGTTGCAGTGGTAGAAGTCTTTGATACGCTAGAAGTAATACCAGTACCACCAGCGAATGCCAATGTATCAGTACCAAGAGCAACAGAAGCAGAAGTAGCACCACCACCAGTAATTGATAGAGTAGTGGAGATAGTTGCAGTGCCAGCAGCAGTCAACTGACCCTGTGCGTTAACAGTGAACGTAGGGATCGCAGTTGAAGAGCCGTAAGAGCCAGCAGTTACCGCAGTATTTGTGATAGAAAGGGTAGTTGTATTACCAGCATCACTAACTGTAGAAGTAATACCAGTACCAGCAGTGATTGTTCCACCAACCTGATCGTAGATATATTCTTGGAGAGTTGTAGATGAATCACCAATGTAAAGATTGGAAACAACAGTCTTACCAGTACCATTGGGAGTAATTAAAATATTACCATTGGTATCTGTGGAACTGATAGTATTAGTGCTACCAGTAAGAGTTAAGTTACCAACATTAAGGTTATTGATTTTACTGCTGGCATCAACAATAATCGCAGATGACGCAGTCAGCGTACCTGGAGTGTGGTCCAACATATCAGTGAAGTATTTACCACCGATAACGTAATGGTTGACAGCATTACCTGCAGTTTCAGAACCAATACCAATGTACAGTCTGTCACCACCATTTGATCCGTTGTCGGTTAATGCTGAGTACGCTAATTCACCAGCACCAAGGGTAGTTGGATTACCCGATACTGATGATCTTTTGATTCTAATTATGCTGGCCATCTTTTATTTCTCCGTTAAAATTCGCCACCTTCCATGTCCTGCGCATCCAACGCAGTCGTAGAAGTCCATTTATTTGTTGTTGTTTTAAATACTAATACCGCACCATGGTTCAAAGTAGTTGTATCGACATTTCCAATGTCTGAAATTGATTCAAGAACAGCTGGGTTAGCAACTGTTGTTGAAGTTAATACTGGTAAACCACCATCTGTTAATGCACTTCCTGTACCAGTCGTAACACTAATTTGTGCACCAAGACCAGTATCATCTACAATCGCAATAATGTCAGCCATGTTATTTCGTAATTTCTGGTGTTACAATAACAGTACCCTCAAGAACTCTAGTTTTTGCAGTGGTAACTGTATTCGTTATTTCAATATCGTAAAGATATCTTCCTGCAGGAATAGTGGAAGATAAAGTAGCAGACAGTTGAAGCCTAATCTTACCATTAACAGCGTCATAGACTGTCGCATTAAATGGATAATATGTGGATGAACCGTAGGACTTTCTCAACTGAGAAGCTACGGTATAATTAGTTAAGTCTAGAGCAGATCCAGTTGATGATGCTATAGTGATTATATTGCTATAATCAGATCCCTGATCCACGAATAAATTTGATATGCTTGCCACTGAATAATCTCCCTCTACTCTTTATTTATCGTTTTGCGTAGTGCAAAAACAAAACCCCTCTACAGAGGGGTTCTGGTCTAGAGCAGATTGGGATCACCCAATATTGGCTTCAAGTTCTGCTAAAGAACGAGCAGTGCGTTCTGCTGCAGTTTCAATCTCAGCTGCAAGAACGATATCATCCTTAGAACCAGTGATTGGTTGTCCTGCAGATAAAAGACGTTGAACTTCTGCATTAACGATCTCGTCAATAGCAATTCTACATCTTTCATGTACTGCATTATCAATCCATTCTTGTGCGTTAACAGCCACTACATGTAGAGCCTTATCTTCCGCTTCGCTTAATGTTACTGTATATGTTGTCATTTTATTATCCTATTAAAGAAATTGAGAGAGTTGTTCTATTAGCATAGACAGAAGTAGCACCACCAGCATTATACATCCACAATTCAACATAATCGCTAGCAGCTAAATTTAAGATTACATTTTTATAGATAGAAGATTGCCCACTACTATATGCTGCAGAATATCCAGACTGATTCCACTGATCTGGTAGACCCTTAGAAGTATCAGTACCTCCATTCAAAAATATACCACAGTGAACTTGCGTTGGAGGACCAGTAACCTCAACAACACCAAGAACTAAATAACGTCCTGCGATTGGTGCCGTAAATTTATAAGTAGTGGTATTAAATCCACTACCTACATTATAACCAACAGCATTTAGGTTGACTCTATATGCTCCATTGCCCCCAGATACGTTAGTTTGGCCAGCGTTTAAATATGCAACACAACCAACCTGATACGGCATGGTAACCTGACCAGATGCATTTACGTTTATTGAATAACCAGCGTTAGTCTGAATATAGAAGGTATTCAAACCACCAGATGAACCAGTAGTACCCATGGCCAGCGTTGCTTGAGTTCCAACTTCGTTCTGGAAAATTAGTTTTCTATCATTTGCAGTTCCAGCTGCAGTGGCCAGAATCTTTGTGCTACCACCAGAAATGGTATTCAGACCAGTAGAGTCTGTGGTAAAACCATTACTTAGTAACTGTGTATCGACTTTTGTTAACGCCATTTAATTATTCTCCTGAAACCCAATTAGTAGTGGTTTCATCCCACTTATATTTTTCACCATCAGATGGTTTTGCAACTGGTGCTTCCCATGCCCATGTAGATTCATTCAACGACCAAGAAGCATAAGGTTGTGGTGCATAGAAAACATCATTTGCTCTGTCGTATGTAAAACCAACACCAGCGAAGTTACCACGTAGTGGAGTACCACCTAAAAGATGATGGTTTTCACGAGTATTATAAGATGTTTGAATCCATTCACCTGGACTTGAATCCACGAATGTTTCAAAAAATTCTGGTTCAGCAACAATAACTTGCTGAACGATTCCTTGGTCTACTTTTGCGTAATGTGCCATAATTATCCTTAACCTATTAACGATCCAGATGATGTGAATGTATGATAAGTATATCCACCAGATTGTGTGATTGTTCCACCACCAGCTTTTGGTGTTCCACTGTAACGAATAATAACAACACCAGAACCACCACTACCAGCATAGTATCCATCTGGACCACCACCACCGCCACCACCAGTATTGGCAGTTCCAGAAGTAGCTGTACCACCGCCACTACCATTACTATTATCCTGAGAACCAGCACCACCACCACCTGCGCCACCAGCACCAGCAAGACCGCCACCAGCAGCCTGAACAGAACCACCACCGCCACCAGCGTAGTAAGTGCCAAGTGCCCATGCATTTAGACCAGCACCGCCAGCACCAGCTTGATTTCCACTAGCATTGGCACCAGCTGCGCCAGCACCACCGCCACCACCACCAAGGTAGTAAGATCCACCAGCATCAGATGCGGATCCACCAGCATTACCCTGTCCAACAGTACCAGATCCACCAGTACCACCAGTAGTACCACGTCCAGCACCTCCGCCAGATCCACCAGATTTACCTGCTCTTTGTGTTGTAGTACTGTGTTCACAACCACCCTGACCACCACCAATTGCAGTAGCAATACCTGCAAATATAGTATTTGATCCAGGGTTTCCTGTCTGATTGGTATTAGGTTGTGTTGGTGCGCCACCAGCACCAATGATAACTGGATAAGAAACACCTGGACTAATTGTTGCTGAAGTGCCTAGATAACCACCAGCACCACCACCTCCACCACCAGTACCATCACCACCAGATCCACCACCAGCAACTACAAGATAATCAATAGAATAAGAAGCAGCAGTAGCATTGGTTTGAATCCAAGCAGACTGCGCAGAACTATACCATTCTGGAAATCCAGTAGTGGTGTTAATTCCTGTTAGTCCATTGACTGGAGTAGCAGGTCTTGTTCCAGTAGTCCAAGTTGGTAGTTGAACACCACCACTAGAACCAATATTAGCTAATGTGACTGCATTGGTCATTTATTATTTTCCTTTTAATACTTCGATTTCAGCTTTTAGTTCTTTAACTGCTTCAATAAGAACAGCCACTAAACTCTGATAATCGACAGAGTTCGCTTCTCCAGTTTCTTCATCATGTGCAACCAAATCTGGATAAACTTGTTCAACTTCGTCTGCAATTAAACCAACAGATTTTCTACCAGTATCTGTGATTGTATAGCTGTAACCATTAAGTTTGCAAATATTTTCCAAAGAATTTGTTAATGGAGTAATATCTGATTTAATCGAACGAGCAGAGAATGTGTAGTAGTTACCAACATATAGTAAACCACCAGTAGTATTGCCGTTATATCCATAAAGATACATGTCATCATTGGCAGTACCCTGCCAAATATGGTTACCGATTTTCAATCGAGCATTACCACCTGAGGTTGTTGGAACACCCTGAGAGATCGAAACTGGATAAGTTGCAGTAGTAGTTGTTCCACCAAAACCAACAGAGCAATTAAAATACGATTGACCAGATGCATATCCAGTAATTCTTGTTGCATTACCAGATGCGTCTAAAACCTTAATATATCCATCTGAAGAAGATTGACCAAGTTCAATAATTGATGGATTTCCAGCATAAGATGATTTAACTTGATATGCAATACCATCAGCAGTCATGGTTCTGTTCATAGTGCCAGTGGCACCAATTTGGAATCTGATTGTATTGTTTGTTGCTAAAGAAAGTGGATATGCACCAGTAGTGCCAATCCAAGCCATTTCACCAGCTGAATATGTGGAACCGAAATAGTCGATTTCTAGTGCTCTTAATGAACTGTTCTGATCATTATAAACACGTAGACCAGCGTAACCAGAAGCAGTAGTTGTTCTTAAGATTGCAGTAGAACTATCACCTATAACTTCTAAGTTTGCAGATGTGCCACCAAGAGTAACTGCAGTAGTTCCGTTCTTTTGAACGATTAGCGGAGTTGCACCAGCCACTGCATTAATTGTACCACCAGTAGCTGGTAGAGCATTTAGTACTGAACTAACATAGAATGATTCTAGTGCAATAAGGTCACCAACAGTGGCACCAGTGGCAAGAACAACTGTAGTACCATTACTTGCAGTGTAGTCTGCAGTACCAAGACGAACACCATTGCGATATACATCAATGTATCCAACAGTATAAGAAGGTGGAGAGAAAGTAGTCTGACCAGCAGTTGCAGTATACTCAGTAACTGTACGATAAGCAGTAGTTGTTACACCAGAAGCTGGAACACCAAGATAACGTGCAACAATGTTTGACGAACCACTTGGAGGAGCAGACGAGAATGTTAGGGTAGTTCCGCTAACGCTATATGCTGTTGGATCTTGAAGAACACCAGATATAGAAACTAGAACTGCCGTTGGAGTATTTGGTGCCACTGACATCGTAAATGCCGTGGTCGAGTTATTTCCACTGAAGTAATCAGTTAGAAATGCTACCGAGGTAGGTGAATTGCCGATATATGACACAGTTAG